CCTAAAAACGCCAGACCCCGCTATATGCGCTTTTATGCGCCAGCAATGGCCTATTGGCCGCTGGCCGTGGTATCTGGACGGCGTCCAGCCCGCCGCTGGCCGTGATAAATCGCTAGGTTCCTTCCAATATCGGGTCAAAAACCGCAGAAAACCGCCAAAAATCCGAGATTTTCGCGCCGCCGCCCGCGCCGTGCCTAGCGGGAGCATGGGCCATGTTTCTCTCAAATATTCATGTGAAAAACGGTATAGAATGTTTCACGTGAAACATTGCCTATTTATTAGGCAAATATGAAGTCTTGTTAACTGACTAATAAATGTGCATATTTATGCACATATTTTGTGCAATTTAAGGGTCCCCCGATGGATGTTTCTGATCAGGAGTTAAAGCTTCGCCTGCGACTCGCGCAAATCGAGAAGAATGAAGCTTGCAGAGAGACGTTTTTACCTTTTGTAAAATCTATGTGGCCGGAGTTTATTGCTGGTCGGCATCATAAAATCATTGCTGACAAGTTAGAGCGGGTAGCAAAGGGCGAGTTAAAGCGTTTAATTATTAACATGGCCCCTAGACACACGAAGTCAGAGTTTGCATCCTTCTTGTTTCCGGCTTGGATGATGGGCAAAAACCCGCGAATGAAGATCATTCAGGCCACGCACACAACAGAGCTTGCGGTTAACTTTGGCCGTAAGACAAAAAATCTTTTAGACAGTGACGAGTACAGAGAGGTATTTCCGGATGTTAAACTGGCTTCTGATAGTAAAGCTTCTGGTCGTTGGGACACTGCTGCTGGGGGGATGTACTATGCCGTCGGCGTGGGATCGAACCTTGCCGGGCGTGGTGGTGACTTGGTAATCATTGATGATCCGCATTCGGAGCAGACAGCGATGTCCGCGAACGGATTTGACGATGCGTGGGATTGGTACACAGGGGGCCCCCGGCAGAGGCTCCAGCCGGGTGGGTCGATTGTTTTGGTACAGACCCGGTGGTCTGAGAAGGATATGACGGGTCAGCTTTTGAGGGCGATGGCTAAAGATCCGTTAGCAGATCAGTGGGAAGTTGTGGAGCTTCCTGCTATTTTTGAGGATGAGACGCCGTGTTGGCCGGAGTTTTGGTCTTTGGAAGATTTGACCGCGGTCAAAGCATCTATTCCGCCGGGCAAGTGGAATGCTCAGTATCAGCAGAATCCGACGGGTGAAGAGAACGCGATTATACCTCGTGAGTGGTGGAACAGGTGGGAGAAGGACAACATTCCCAACTTGGAGTATGTCATTCAGAGTTATGATACGGCGTTTAGTAAGCGCGAGACGGCTGACTATTCTGCCATTACAACGTGGGGTGTGTTTCGTCCAGAGGAGGTTGGGGGCCCTCCGGCACTCATACTTTTGGATAGTAAGAAGGACAGGTGGGATTTTCCGGAATTAAAGAAGGAGGCTTTGGAGCAATATCATTACTGGGAGCCTGATACGGTAATTGTTGAGGCGAAGGCTTCTGGCTTGCCGTTGACGCAGGAATTAAGGAACATGGGTATTCCAGTTGTTAACTTTACGCCGAGCAAGGGAAATGATAAGCTAACGCGAGTTCACTCTGTATCGCCTCTTTTTGAGTCTGGTATGGTTTGGGCCCCCGACACCGTCTTTGCTGATGAGATGATAGAGGAGGTGGCGGCATTTCCAAACGGGGAGCACGACGATTTGGTTGACAGCATGACACAGGCATTGATGCGTTACCGTCAGGGTAATTTTGTTCAGTTGCCTAGTGATGACTGGGATGAGTCGGATGGCAACGTACAAGTTAGGGCTTATTATTGATGGGTAATTCTGTAGTAGATTTAGGGGCCGCGGGCAGTTTAAATTATTTAGACATGGGTGACATGTCTTTGAACGACGCGCTTGGTTTAACTCGTGATAATCCGGCATATGTGCAAGATAGCGGGTTTTCTGGACCGTCATACGCGGAGGATCAAACGCGACCTGCGGATCTTACGGGTCCTTTTTTAGAGGAGTATGCGCCTGTAGACGGTGCGTATCAGCGCCTTGATTACTATGACATGTACCAAGATTTCCCGGAGGGTCGGTCTGGCAGTGACTTTGGACCGTCGGCCCCGGAGATTGCGATGCAGGACGGCGGCATCGTTGGTGGTTTAGAAAACCTTGGCAGAATGTCTACGGCAATGATTGAGAGTTTAGATAGGGCTGTATATGGCGGTGGTTCTGGCGGCAGGGGCCGACCAGCGGCACCTGTGCAGCAGGTAGGTTTTCTCGGTAGTGGCACGGGCTCAGATAACTTACGGTTCGCGTTCCCCGTTCCACAAAACGCCCTTGGCGGTGGCCTGTTACCCCCTCCTATTCAACCGGGGGATATGCAGGATCAGAACATTCATGCTGATCTGTCAGCCCAATACGGTCCGTTACCTCCGGGGCGGTATGCGTCAAACATACAAAAAGAAATGTCTCCAGACTCTCCGTATTTTAATGTTCCAGATAGAAGTCAGATGCAGCCGCTTGTAGGATTTAACGAAAATAATCCATATCAGATGCAGCCGCTTGGAAGTTCTAACGCGAATAATCAAAATCTAATGCTGTCGCAAGGGACGAACATGCGTTCTATTTTCGGCTTTGAGGACGGCGGCGAAGTCCCTGTAGAGGAAGCGGGTATAGGTAGTTTTATGTATGATGTGGTCACGGGTAAGGTGCCTTCTGACCAGTACAACGCTATGCGGACCTCGGGTCGTATGGATGATCCTATGGCGCAAGCTATTTATGGTCAGGATCCCACTTTTATGGAGCAGTTGGTAAAGGATTACGATTATCCTGCCAATATACCGATGGAGGATGCTCAGGGGTATGCGATCATGGATCCTGAAACAGGGGGCCAAAAGATGATGATGGCTACTGATTTTAATCTTCCGGAATATATGCGTACTGGTCGTCCGCGCCAAGACATGCCCACGTATGGTGAGTTAGAGGATGCGCGGGCACATGCTCTTGCTTCTGCTTTAATGGCGAAGGACTACGGCCCGGAGACCGCGAAGACTGCTGGGGGTATTAAGGAATTTTCTGAGATGTTGCCGGGTTTTGGTTCATCCAAATATAAAGACACGAAGATGGATTTACGGAACAACGCTTTGGGGGTTAAGCTTTTGAAGGAAGCTGGCGTAAACGCTACTCCGGCACAATTAGCGCGGACCGTGGACCGCGAGGTTTTTAAACAGATTGACCGTATTTTGGACCGACCCGAAGATCGTCAGAATACACCTGCAAAGGATCAGCCTTTTGCGGATCATTATTTCAAGTCTCCGGAGGGTGGTTTAGATGTTTATTTTCCGCGGGACAAAGACGGTTACTTTGACACTAGCTACATATACGACTGACCACGGATCTATGAAAACACACCGGCCTATGGTAAGTTAGGCGTAGAGGAGATAACGAATGGCACGTAAACCAATTGGCGGTTTGATGGACACGAATGTTCCGTCGCAGCTTGATCCGGAGGATTTGGCGGCTGAAGTGGAGCTAGAGGTTCCGGGCGGCATGGACGACAACGTCGTTGCTTTTGAGGGTGTGGCCGAGGGCATGGACATTGAGATGACGCCGGAAGAAGATGGTGGCGTCACGATTGATTTTGATCCGCAGGACCAGCGCGGGGAGAGCGATGATTTTTACGTGAACTTGGCCGAGGAGATGCCGGAGCGTGAGCTTGGTCGCATTGCCAGTGAGTTATTGGGTGAGTTTGATGCCAACAAGGCGGGAAGGCAGGATTGGGAAGATGCTTATGCAAACGGTCTTGAACTGCTTGGGTTCAACTACGAGGAGAGGACCCAGCCATTTAGAGGGGCTTCTGGGGTTACGCACCCGTTGTTGGCCGAGGCGGCTACGCAGTTTCAGGCGCAGGCGTTCAATGAGTTGTTGCCAGCCAGCGGCCCCGTGCGAACTGCTATTATGGGAAGCGAAACAAGGGAGAAGCAGGCCCAGTCGCAGCGCGTAAGGCAGTTTATGAATTACTATGTCACGAGTGTAATGGATGATTATACGCCTGACATGGATCAGATGTTGTTTTATTTACCGTTGGCGGGCAGCACTTTTAAGAAGGTTTACTATGATGAGACGTTAGGACGTGCTGTAAGCAAGTTTATTCCTGCCGAGCACCTTGTGGTTCCTTATGACACGGCTGATTTGGACACTTGTCCGAACATCACGCAAGTTTTGCGGATGTCTTTGAACGATTTGCGTAAAAAGCAGGTTGCGGGGTTCTATTTGGACATTCCGGTTATTCCTGCACAAGAAGAATTGAACAGTGTGGAGAACGAATTAGACCGTATTGACGGTATTTCGCCCACGCAGATTGATTATGACTGCACTATTTTGGAATGTCATGTTGATTTGGACATTGAGGGGTATGAGGACCTTGATGAGGACGGTGAGCCGACCGGTATTAAAATACCCTATGTTGTCACGATTAGTCAGGATAACGGTCAAATCCTGTCGATTAAACGTAATTACCTTGAGGAAGACGAGCGGAAGCGCAAGATTGCATATTTTGTGCATTTTAAGTTCCTTCCGGGCTTTGGTTTCTATGGTTTGGGTCTTATTCACACCATTGGCGGCTTGTCACGCACCGCCACGGCGGCACTGAGGCAGTTAATCGACGCTGGTACGTTGTCCAATCTTCCAGCGGGTTTCAAGGCCCGCGGACTACGGATCAGGGACGACGATGACCCGCTTCAGCCCGGAGAGTTCAGAGATGTGGACGCTCCCGGAGGGGCTATTCGTGACAGCCTGATGCCGTTGCCCTTTAAGGGTCCTGACCAGACGTTATTTGCGTTATTGGGCTTTGTTGTTGATGCCGGTCAGCGGTTCGCGACCATTACTGACATGAAGGTTGGCGATGGAAATCAGGGTGCGGCGGTTGGAACCACCATTGCGATGTTGGAGCAAGGCTCTCGTGTGATGAGTGCGGTGCATAAGCGGCTTCATTACGGTATGAAGCAGGAATTTAAGATTTTATCTCGTGTGATGAGTGAGAGTTTACCGCAGGAGTATCCGTATTCTGTAGAGGGTTCGGACGCTACTGTAATGCGGACGGACTTTGATGACCGTGTGGACATTATTCCGGTATCTGATCCGAATGTATTTTCGCAGGCGCAACGGATTGCTTTAGCTCAGACGAAGTTGCAGTTGGCTGGTGCTGCACCTGATTTACACAACATGTATGAAGTGTATCGGGACATGTACGATGCGCTTGGTGTACGGGACGTGGACCGGATTATGAAGCGTATTCCGGACGATGAGCCGACACCGAAGGATCCAGCACAGGAAAACATTGATTCGATGGACATGGTTCCGTTGCAGGCGTTTGAGGGGCAGGAGCACGAGGCGCATATTATGGCGCACATGGTTTTTGGTTCTACGCCAATGGTTGCTGGTATGCCTGCCATTGCGATGGCTTTGCAGAAGCATATTATGGAGCATGTAAGGATTGCGGCGCGAGAGCGGGCGGCTGTTCAGTTTATCCAGAGCCGACAAGCGGCTGGTGGTGAAGCGGCGACAGAGGAAGAAATGCTGCAAGTCGAGGGTTTGACGGCACAGTTTGTTGCTGAAGGTATGCAGATGGTCAAGCAGATGTCTCAGCAGGTATCGGGCCAAGGCCCTGATCCTTTGGTACAGCTTAAAGAGCAGGAGCTTCAGATTAAGGCACAGGCTGAACAGGCTGATGCACAGAATGACCAAGCGAAGCTTAACTTGGACGCACAGAACCAGCGGTTGCGGGCGGATCAGTTCCAGCAACGGCTTGCGGCACAAGAGCGGCAGACGGACAAGCGTATCCAGTCTGCTATGGAACGTGAAATGCTTAAACAGAGAGGGCAATAAGATGAAAAGCGTAGTAAAAATTGTAACAAATAAGCCGGGTGCGGCCCCAAAAGCTGCTGAATATGCCCAGATTGACAATCAGGGTCGTATTCCTTACGGCAAGACAGCGGACGTAAAGGTTCCGACTAGCATGAGCCGGATGACGGTTCGTGGTATGGGTGCTGCTATAAAAGGTGGGGGCTACAACGGTTGTAGCTAACGCCGTTACAAACATAGATAAATACGGGAATTATTTATGGAACCATTATCTGCATTAGCGGCAGCTTCTGCCGCTTTTGGCACTCTCAAAAAAGGTTTTGCTATTGGCCGGGACCTTGAGTCGATGGCGGGAGACCTATCCAGATGGATGGGCGCTCTTTCTGACATTGAGCAGGCCAACAAAGAAGCAAAAAACCCTCCCATATTTAAGAAACTTCTTAACAGCAAGAGCGTTGAGCAGGAAGCTATTGAGGCTTTTGCGGCTAAACAGAAAGCGGAGGCTCAAAGAAAAGAGCTTCAGCAATGGATTAGTTTGACTCTGGGCGCAGCTAAGTGGGATGAGTTAATACGGATGGAAGGTCAAATTCGTAAAAAACGTCAGGAGACCTTATATCGTCAGCGGGAGCGCCGCCAGAAATTTGTTGAGGTGGTTGCTTGGATTATAATGTTGAGTGTGGGCGTAGGAGCGCTGATCTTATTTGCTATTGTCCTAAAGGAGTCTCAAAAATGAGTAAAAAGTTTCAATCCGATACGGAATACGCTAAATATGACTTAGACGGTGATGGAGAGATAACTGACGAAGAGTTAGAACATGCCAAGGAGATCAGGGAAACGGAGCGTGATTTGCGTAAGCATCTGGCTCAGTTGCGTATGGCTCGGATTACTTTAATTGCTATGGGTGCTTTTACGTTAGCAATGTTTTTTATCCCCCTTGATCGGCTAGCGGCTCTTAGTGACATAAGTAATTTATTTTACATTTCTGGCGCGGGCATCGTTGGGGCGTATATGGGCACCACAGCTTGGATGAACCGGAAGTGACACACGCTTTTTTGCTTGTTTTGGTGCTAGGCGGGGAGGTTCAGAGCCGGGACATGTACTTCAGATCAGTAACGGATTGCAATTTTTTTGCTTCTCAGGTAACCAAAAGGTATGGGAATTACCAACATTATAGCGGAGTTCCCTCAGAACATAAGGCTACGGCATATTGCAAACCTGTTAAAGTGAGTAAAGATCAGGAGTTATACTGAAGATGGAAAAGGGCTTCCTACTGGTTATAAGTATGTGGGGGCACACTGGCGCAGAATGGGAATATATTGGTAACCAGATAGTATTGCAGCAAGTGATGACAGAAGCGCAATGCCTTTATCTTATTGACGAAGAGATGTGGGAAGCGTCCTACAAGAACAAGTACTATCAGATGATGGCGCATTGTTTTCCGGAAGATTGCGCTGGAAAGAAAGATTGTGACTAAGTAGTGGCAACCAAGATAAATGAGAACACTGAACTGTCCATGCCCATACGCAACCTCATGGCGATGGTTGTAGGGGCGGCTATAGGAACATGGGCGTATTTTGGCATCATTGAACGTCTAAATACTATGGAGAATAAATTTATATTGATGGAGGCCGACTTAGGGCAAAACACAGAGTTCCGCATAAAATGGCCTAGAGGTGACATGGGTGTTTTGCCAGCCGATAGTGAACAGTATATGTTGATTGAGCATCTAGCAGAGCAGCTTTCCAAGCTTCAAGAGCAGATTGATGAAGGCCGCGCCCCGCATGACCAGCAACAAAAGCTAACATTAGATTTTTATGAAAAGAGAATTACAAACATAGAAAGCCAAATTGAGAAGTTAAGAAATGGACGCAACGGTAATTAAAACCATAACATTGATTTTGTACATGGGCGGAGATGTCTCAGAGCATACCGCCTATGAGAAAATTTCTAAATGTTTGAAAGCCAAGCGCACCATTGAGCGTAATCTATACAAAAAGTCCACTTCTGTGCGGTATTCTTGTGAAAATAAGACAGTTGAGGTATCAAAGAACACAGATGGCACGAATTATATTGTGAGGATCATAGAATGATACAAGCACTTTTAGGGCCCTTGAGCAGTCTTGCTTCAACTTGGCTTGAGGGAAAGGTTGAGACTAAGAAAGCCGAGGCAGGGGCAAAGGTTGCTAAAGCCAAGGCCGAAGCCGTTATCATGGAAAAGAAAGCTACTGGAGAGATCGACTGGGATCTTAAAATGGCCGATGCTTCTGCAAATTCTTGGAAGGATGAGTGGCTAACAATTTTGTTCTCGGTGCCCTTAATTTTGGCCTTTTGTGGAGAATGGGGAAGACAGATAGTAACAGACGGTTTTACTGCTTTAGAAGCTATGCCAGAGTACTACAGGTACACTTTAGGTATTATTGTGAGCGCGAGTTTTGGAACTAGAGCCGCCTCCAAGTTTTTTGGAAAGAAATAGTTATGAACAAAGATCAGCTAAGAGTAGAACTTGCGGACGACGAGGGCTGTAAGTATTTGATTTATTTAGATCATTTGAACTTACCCACTTTCGGCATTGGTCACTTAATTACTGAGTCCGACCCGGAGTTCGGTGAGCCTATTGGTACAGAGGTGTCGGAAGAAAGAGTGCGTAAAGCATTTAACTTGGATGTGGCGGTGACTATAGATGAGTGCAAAGTATTGTACGATGACTTCGATGATCTGCCTGAAGAGTGTCAGCACGTCATAGCCAACATGATGTTTAACATGGGTCGGCCTCGCTTATCCAAGTTCAAAGGCATGAAAGCTGGCGTTGATGCTCGTGACTGGAATAAGGCCGCAGACGAAATGGTCGATTCAAGGTGGCATGATCAGGTTCCAAATCGAGCTAAACGCTTAGTAAAACGAATGAGAGACCTTGCAACCTCCGCATAGTATGTTATAAGAAGACATAGGACTTAATGCGGAGATATGTGAGTGGATGAAATATATATAGCGGAGGCCGTTTTTCGTATTATTCGGGACCGCCGTCAGGGTGTTCAAGACATTGTACTTTATGACAACGTGTCGAACATGGAGCAGTATCGTGAGCTCATGGGTAATTTAAAAGCCTTAGATCACGTGGAACAGGAACTCAAGGGCCTGCTAGATAAACAGGAGCACAGCAATGACTGATGTACAAGTAAACCTTGCGGACGTGGCAGAGGGTGTTGGAAAACTTTCTGAGGCGTACAAGGATGTTACCGATAAAGCACTAGACCCCGAAAAGATTGGCGGGTCTCTCCTAGAACGGATGCCGCAGCCTACGGGTTGGCGTCTTCTTATCTTGCCGTATCGTGGCAAAGGGAAAACTGACGGTGGGATATACCTTCCTAACGCAGTGGTTGAGGAGCAAACAGTATCTACACAGGTTGGCTATGTCCTAAAAGTAGGTCCTCTGGCGTATAAGGACGCGGAAAAGTTTCCGTCCGGTCCGTGGTGTGAGCAGGGTAATTGGGTGATGTTTGCCCGTTATGCTGGCTCTCGTTTCAAGATTGATGGCGGGGAGGTTCGCATTTTAAACGATGACGAGATCTTGGCGTGTATTAATGAACCTGAAGATATTTTGCATTTCTAGGAGTAAATAATGGCGAAAGAAAAAATAGCAGAAGACCAGATTGAACTTGATTTGGACGAAAGCTCTGAAGAAGAGGTGGAGATCGAAGCGCGGGATGAGGCGCAAGACGACGCGCAGGAGGTCGCCTCAAGCGATGATAATTTTGACCGAGCGGACAATGCTACGCAAAAACGGATTGACCGTTTAACCAAAAAAATGCGCGAAGCAGAGCGTCAGCGCGAAGAAGCGTTAAAGTTTGCTCAAGGTGTGCAGGCCGAGTCTCAGAATTTAAAAACCCGCATGGATGCTTTGGACACTAATTATGTTAATGAGTATAGTAACCGTGTAGAGACGCAAACTACCGCGGCAGAGCAGGATCTAGCTCGTGCAATAGAGATCGGTGATACGAATGGCGTGATTGAAGCGCAACGCAAGATCACACGTTTGGCTATTGAAAACGACCGGGCTCAAACCGCAAAGATGCAGCAGCAACGCTATGCTCAGCAGGTTCAAGCGCAGGAGCAGGCGCGGGTACAGCAGCCCATGCCTCAGCAGCAGCCTCGTAGGCCCGACCCAAAAGCTGAAAAATGGGCTCAAAGAAATAGCTGGTTTGGTGATGATGAGGCTATGACTTATGCTGCTTTTGGTGTACATAAGAAATTAGTTGAAGACGAAGGGTTTGACCCGCAGTCGGAAGACTACTATACTGAACTAGATAATCGTATGCGGGAAGAGTTTCCGCATAAGTTAAACGGTGGAAGTAAACGGCCCGCTCAGACTGTTGCTTCTGTATCCCGCAGTTCTGGGCGCAGTAGTGGGAAAAAGGTTAGACTCACCCCTAGCCAAGTCGCAATAGCGAAGAAATTGGGTGTGCCGCTTGAAGAATACGCGAAATACGTGAAGGAGTAAGTTAAATGTCTGAAGAACAGAACGAAATGTTTGAAGGTACAGTAAAACGTACTGCTCGCGCTAACCAAACTAGGGAAAAGACGGCGCAGCGTAAGCCGTGGGCTCCCCCGTCTATGTTGGATGCACCGCCTGCACCGGATGGTTTTAAGCATCGTTGGATCCGGGCTGAAACCCGTGGTTTTGACGATACTAAGAACATCAGCGCAAAAATGCGCGAAGGTTATGAGCTTGTTCGTAAGGACGAGTACCCAGACTTTGAGGCCCCGGTAGTCGAATCAGGTAAATATGAAGGTGTGTTTGGAGTAGGTGGACTTATTCTCGCACGGATTCCATTGGAAACAGTGGCAGAACGGACTCAGTATTTTTCTCAGAGAAATACCGACCAGATGCAGGCTGTTGACTCTGACATGATGCGTGAGAATGCACATTCAACTATGACGATCAGTAAACCTGACCGTCAATCTCGTGTAACCTTTGGCGGTCCACAGAAATAATTCAAAGGGCCGCCCTGATTAGGAGAAAAATCAAATGGCAAATCAAGATACTGCCTTTGGCCTTCGTCCTATCGGGCTAAATGGCGCAGGTGCCAACACTACTGGCGTGACTCAATATGAGATCGCATCCAACAATACAAATGCAATTTTTCAGTATTCACCGGTAATTCCGTTGGCCGCTGGAGTGATTGATCTTGTTGGTAATGCCAATGGTGGTACGGTTCCTGCTCTAGGCGTCCTGATGGGTGTTGAGTACGTAGATAGCTCTTCAAAAAAGACTGTCTTCAAAAACTACTGGCCCGGTTCTAACAGCGTAAGCGTTGATACGAACTTCCCAGTAAAAGCCTTTGTAGCTGACAACCCGAACCAATTGTTCATGGTAGCCGCGGATACAACAACTACAGATAGAGCAACTGCTCTTGCTGATGTGTTTACCAACTGCTCTCTTGCAACAGCGACTTCTGGTTCAACTTCAACAGGTCGTTCCACTGCTGAACTAGACATTTCTACCGCAGCTAATACTGCAACACTCTTCATGCGTATTGTTGGTTTATCGCAAGATATAGCCAACCTAGATTACGCCTCTGCTGGTGTGAATTTTGTAGTTCGGTTTAACTTCCATCACAACGCGCCTGTGGCAGCTTCGGCTTCCCAGACAACGTCGTTGTCAACCGGCATTTAAGGAGGGGATAGATAATGGCTATTTCTCGCGCACAATTAGCGAAAGAGCTTGAGCCCGGACTAAATGCTTTGTTCGGACTGGAGTACGACCGCTACGAAAATGAGCATGGTGAAATCTTTGAAGAAGAGTCATCAGATCGCGCATTTGAAGAAGAAGTGATGCTCGGTGGTTTCTCAACAGCACCAGTTAAAGGTGAGGGCGCTGCCATCAACTTTGACGATGCTCAGGAGACATACACCGCTCGTTACACACATGAGACGATTGCACTGGCGTTTTCAATCACTGAAGAAGCGATTGAGGATAACCTTTACGACCGTCTTGCGTCTCGTTACACAAAGGCATTGGCTCGTTCAATGGCTCAGACAAAGCAAATCAAGGCTGCTGCAATCCTGAACAATGCGTTCAGCACTGGTAGCCCTGTTGGTGATGGTGCAGCGCTTTGCTCCGCCGCTCACCCGTCTCTGTCTGGTAATCAACGCAACCTGCTGTCAACTGCGGCGGACCTCAATGAGACTTCTCTTGAGCAGATGTTGATTGACATTGCTGGTCTGACTGACGAGCGCGGCTTGAAGATTGCTGTACGTGGTACAAAGCTGATTATCCCGAAAGAACTGCAATTCATTGCAGAGCGGGTAATCAACTCAAACCTTCGTTCAGGAACAGCCGACAACGATGCGAACGCCATGAAGAACATGGGTATGCTGCCAGAAGGTGCAGTGGTTAACCACTTCCTGACGGACACAGATGCCTTCTTCATCAAGACGGATGCACCGAACGGCTTCAAGTTCTTCAACCGTTCACCAATCAAGACTGCTATGGAAGGTGACTTTGACACTGGAAATATGCGGTTTAAGGCCCGTGAGCGTTACAGCTTCGGCGTTTCTGATTGGCGTTGTGTGTTCGGTACACCGGGCGCATAAGGTTCAAAACGGATTACAGAAAAGGGCGGCTTCACAGCCGTCCTTTTTTATTGTATAGTTTTCTATATCCCTGACAGCCCCTAATGGGCTGACACTAGCCACGACAGGAGAGACAAATGGCTACAACTACTTTTTCTGGACCGATTAAGGCCGGAACTATCAAAAATACCACGGGCACAGATCTTGGAACCAATATTGCGAATGTTGGTCAAGTTGTCATGGCTCAGACTTTTTCAGCAGACCTTTCTGGTGGCGCACTTGCCGCCCAAGTAACAGATGTTGTTATTCCTGCAAACTCTCAGATTATTGACTGCGTGATTGACATCATTACAGCCGCTAATGCTACAACTAACCTTAGTATCGGTGATACTGTAGGTGGTGCAGCTACAATCCTGAACACCTTTGCATCTGGAACCGACGCTGGGCGTAAGTACCCAACCACACAAGCTGGCGCTGCATTGGCTTGGCAAGACACTGGAACAGCAGACATCCGTTTGACTGTGACCGCTTCTGCCGCCACAAACGCAGGCCTTGTTCGTTTTACAATCCTGTATCAGCAAAACAATAACCTAGCTTAGTAGGAGGCTGTTATGGCTGATTCTGATGTAAAATCAAAACGTGTGACCGCAACAGGTTCGCTTGCTGTAGGTCCTGCTCGGGTTCGTCAGATACAATTGAAAACAGCCGCAGGTACTCCTCGCCTTACCATCACTGATGGTACTGGTGGGGCTACTGTGCTTGATCTGGATTTCAACGAATCTACGACGCATTCGGTTAATATCCCGTCGAACGGTATTCGTGTAGACGATATCTTTATATCTACTTTGACGAATATCACTGCCGTTACGGTGTTTTTTAATTGAGGTAGGTTATGGCTCCTCGTAAAGCTGCAATGCCTAAGAAAAACAAGAAAAATTTCCGCCCTACGGAAAAAGGGGCGGGAATGACTAAAGCTGGTGTTGCGGCATACAGACGCGCAAATCCCGGTTCTAAGTTAAAAACGGCTGTTACAGGCAAGGTGAAAAAGGGAAGTGCTGCGGCCAAACGCCGTTCTTCTTATTGTAGTAGGTCTAAAGGCCAGATGAAGATGCACAACATAAATTGTAAGAAAACGCCTAAAAAGCGTATTTGTGCCGCACGAAAAAGGTGGAAGTGTTAATGAAAGCAGATGACGTCCTAAAACTTTTGGAAAAGCACGAGGAAGAGTGCAATGGCCGGTATGCTCAAATACAGAAACAGCTAGATAAGTTGGATCAAAGACTTTGGGGTATAGCGGGTTTAATCATTGCTGCGGCAGTCGTGCAGAAGGTGTTTTAAATGACCAGTGCAGTTAGATTAGGGGCCGGGGCCTGTCCTAGTCCTAGACGATCCTCTAAAGGCGTTGTTCGCATGAAAAAGGGGGGTGAGGTAAAAAGTGGTGGTAAGATCTGTCCCAAAGGGAAAGCGTGGGCCAAACGCACATTTGACACATACCCGTCAGCGTATGCAAACATGGCAGCCTCAAAGTACTGTAAGGACCCCAACTATGCTAAAAAATCAAAGGGCAAGTAATGGGACAGTTAAAGGAATGGGTGAAACAAGATTGGGTTAGGATTGGATCAGATGGCTCTATTAAAGGTAAATGCGGCACTTCAAAAGATAAGAGTAACCCTGATCGTTGCTTGCCTAGATCTAAAGCTAACAGTTTGTCAAAAGCTGAACGAGCTTCGACAGCACGTAAAAAGAAGCGTGAAGGCTCTAAAGGAAAGCAAGTTGTTTCAAACACTAAGGCTGCGAAAGTGAAGAAAATGGCTAATGGCGGCGTTGCGGGGTATGAAACCACAGCAAAGCGCCCGTTTCGTGGAAGCAGCATACCCGGAACAGCCGTAGCACGGGGGTGTGGGGCTATTATGAACGGCAGACGTAAGCGCACGAAAGGGTCAGTGTCTCAGGCATGACGAATACGCGGTGTTACATAGGTAAAGAGAGTGAGATATGCGATGAAATCATAGCATGGTCTAGTCACACTTTACAGAAACCGAACCCTTATTATAACGGTTTGCCGCCTTGCCCCTACGCTCAAAAAGCGTGGGAAGAACAGAAGGTTCTGTTTCTTTTTAAGTACGATACAAATATGCAAGTGCTGTATAGCACCTTGTCTCAATGGGAAGACGCTTTTGATCTAGTAATTATTGTAGATATGGCGTTTCAAAAGAACCCCGAAGACTTTCACGACTATCTAGACTTGCTGAATGAAACTATTTCGGAAGGTGTTTTTATAGATAGGGATATGTGGTTGATGGGTTTTCACCCGAACGATGACTGCAACGATTTCATTGACGATAGTTCATTTTTACAGTTAGTAGAAGATGAGTACGCAATGATCTTTGTCCAGCGGCTTTCAAAAGTTCAGGAAGCAGCAGACAAACTGGCTAAAAAAGGGTATTATGATAAGTATCTGGAAGAATATAACGTAGAAGAACTTTTTCAGAAACGTGAAACTTTATACAGGAGACTGAAGTCATGGCAATGAAACCACGCAAAATGATGAAAAAAGGCGGCGCAGTCAAGAAGATGCGCGGCGGCGGTATGGTTAAGAAGATGCGCGGCGGCGGTATGGTTAAGAAGATGCGTCGTGGCGGCATGGTAAAGAAGAAGTAGCATGGCGACTTCTGGAAGCACCAATTTTGAGCTAGATGTCTCTTCGTACATTGAAGAGGCGTTTGAGCGTTGCGGTCTTGAGGTTCGTACCGGTTACGACCTAAAAACTGCGAAGCGTTCACTAAATTTGATGTTAGCAGAATGGGCAAATAGAGGTCTAAATCAGTGGACTATCGCGCAAAAAACGCAGGCTTTAACGTCTGGGACGGGCGATTATACTTTAGGCGCAGACATCATTGATATATTGTCTGTTGTTGTGCGGCGTAGCGGAACCGACTACAGCCTAGACCGTATGAGTCGGGACGATTATTTGACAATACCAACAAAGACCACTTCTGGTCGTCCTAATCAGTTTTTTTTGGATCGTCAAGTAACTCCGGAGCTTCGGCTTTGGCCCGTACCGGACAACAGCACAGACATCGTTATCTATAATGCTTTAACACGAATGGACGACGCTGATACGTTTACCAACACTATGGAAATGCCCTTTCGGTTATACCCTTGTCTCGCGGCTGGTCTAGCTTATTATATTTCTATTAAACGTGCACCTAACCGAGCGCAGCTTTTAAAGGCTATGTATGAAGAAGAGTTTGAACGCGCTATGGCAGAAGATAGAGACAGGGCTTCGTTCAATGTTGTTCCACAATATCAGTATTTTAGGACTAACTGATGTCTAAGTTCGCGTCTGGAAAAGACTCTTATGCTATATCCGACCGGTCGGGGTTTAGGTATCGGTATAAGGACATGCGTCGAGAGTGGAACGGCCTATTGGTTGGGAAAGATGAGTTTGAACAGAAACAACCGCAACTAGCGCCCTTTCGCAAAGTTTTTGACGCAGAGGCTTTAAAAGATGCTAGGCCGGACCGTACAGAGCCCTTAGATGTGTTTGTTGGAGTTCCTTTAGTAGAAGCTCCTACTCTTAGGGTCGCTGTAATGTTTGGAAGCGTTGGGGGCGTAACGGTGACAACAACATGACTTACACATACACAGAGCTTCAACAGGCTATCCAAGACTACACCGAAAACGACGAAACTACGTTCGTTAATAATATTCCTATTTTTATTAGAAATTCCGAAGAGAGAATTTTAAAGAATGTTCAGCTTAGTTTATTTCGTAAAAACGTGTCAGGGTCAGTAACCGCGTCTAACAAGTATTTAGCCTGCCCCACTGATTTCTTAGCTCCGTATTCCTTGTCGTATACCGATGCAAATAACGACGCTAATTTTCTGGATTTCAAAGATGCTGATTATGTTCAACAGTTTAATCCAGATCCCACTACAGTAGGGGGTCCAAGGTACTATGCTGTCTTTGACTTAACTAATTTCATTCTTGGTCCTACCCCTGATGCAAACTATGTTGCTGAATTACATTATTTTTATCGTCCCGCAAGCTTGACCGCGGGAGCGGGAACTGGGACTACTTGGCTTAGTGAAAACGCCGAATTAGCTATGCTTTACGGCAGTTTAATGGAAGCGTATATTTTTATGAAAGGGGAGCCTGATATGCAGGCTTTGTATGAAAAACGGTTTGGTGAATCAATTATGGGTTTAAAAATGTTCGGGGAAACTAAAGAGGTAACCGATGAGTATCGTACAGGAAAGGTAATTAGGCCCAAACAATGATAAAAGCATTAGAAGTAGACATCCCTACGGATTATAAAGTTTTGGTAGAAACCACGCATGAACGCGGGTTTACGCCAGAAGAAGTTGCAGAGCGTTGTGCTGATAAGATCATTCAAATATCGGAAGATTCCCATCCGGGTATCCGCGATCAGGCTTATGCGTTTAGACAACACCTCGTCAAGGTTTTAGCTTTTTACATGCGTGAAGCTATAAAAAGTGATAGAACTACAACATACAACACCCTATCAAAGGCAGGTTACAAGGAACTTGCTGAGCAATTAAGGAGACTGTGACATGGCATTTTCGGGAAATTTTATGTGCACAAGCTTCAAGAAAGAGTTACTTGAAGCTAAGCACAATTTTTTAGCATCTGGGGGCAATAGCTTTAAACTAGCGCTTTATACAAACAGTGCATCTTTTACTGCGGCAACCACCGCATACACCACCAGTAACGAAGTATCTGGGACAGGTTATTCTGCCGGAGGTGCAGGTTTGACAAACGTCAATCCCACCACTTCTGGAACTACAGCCTTTACGGATTTTTCAAACTTAACTTTTTCTAGCGCAACAATTACTGCTCGTGGTGCATTAATATATAATGACACTGCTTCAGGGGATCCCTCTGTAGTTGTTTTAGACTTCGGTGGTGACAAGACGTCAACTGCCGGGGATTTTACAATTGTGTTTCCAACCGCCGACGCAAGTAACGCTATTATTCGCATAGCTTAAAACATTTAGGTGGCATAAATGGCACTTATTGCGGGTTGGGGAAGAGGAGCGTGGTCAGAAGGGGCTTGGGGTAGTCCTTTATCTGTATCGGTTACTGGGGTATCGGCGACAGGGCAAGTCGGCACCGTTACGGTAGCCGGGGCAAGCGATGTTCCCGCTACGGGCGTAGCGGCTACGGGAAATGTTGGCACAGTCTCTATTACAACAGAAGCCAATGTGTCTGTTACGGGCCTCTCGGCTACAGGGCAAGTCGGATCTATAACGGCGGATGCGAAAGCCAATGTGTCTGTTACGGGCCTCTCGGCTACAGGGCAAGTCGATTCCGTAACGGTGAATATAGGTTCGGGCGCTGTTGTTACGGGGCTAGAGGCCACCGGTAGTGTTGGCACGGTTTCTGCTACGGGAGGAGCCGATGTTTCTGTTACCGGCGTAGAGGCCACCGGTAATGTTGGCACGGTTTCTGTTACGGGAGAAAACGACGTTCTAGTTACCGGCGTCGCAGCTACGGGTAATGTTGGCACGGTTTCTCCTACGGGAGTAGCCAATGTGTCTGTTACGGGAGTAGCGGCTACTGGAGAAGTAGGAACAGCCGGTGTCCAGCAAAGCGTAAGCGTTTCTGTTACCGGAGTAGCGGCGACTGCCGCAGTTGGGTCCTCCACCGTGGGGATAGGAATAACCGTCCCTGTTACGGGAGTAGCGGCGACTGCCGCAGTTGGTTCTGTAACAACAACGGGAGCGACCAACATAGCCTTGACGGGCTTATCTGCTACGGGACAGGTTGGCGCAGCAACAATTGATGCGGCCTCTATTGTACCGGCTACGGGGCTGGAAAGCACCGGATCAGTAGGGTCTGTAGGAGTAACTGCCGACTCCATCAATAGCGTCACGGGGCTAGCGGCTACGGCGTCTGTAGGTTCTGTCACTGCGGGCGTCACCGTTGATGTCTCTGTAACAGGCGTAGCGGCTACGGGATCAGTAGGGACGGCTACGGCGGCCATAGGTAAAGCGGTTCCTGTTACGGGGCTAGAGGCTACTGGAGCGGTTGGGTCTGTCACAACAACGGCGAACGCGAATGTTTCTGTTACGGGTGTAGCCGGGACAGGAAGTGTTGGTGCTGCAACTGTTGATCTTAAAGTAGATGTGGACGTTAATGGTGTTAGCGCCACGGGGCAAGTTGGAACGATTTCTGACTTTAATTTGGGTTGCACTGTTTTCCCAACAGGTGTTGAAGCCACTGGAAGCACAACCCCCGTACTGATTTGGGATACTATTGTGCCAAACCAGAATCCGGAGTATACTTCTATTGCTCCATCACAAACACCGGGTTGGGATCAAATAGCAGCTTAGAAGGGTTAAGCGAATGGCAAGTACATATACAGTTAATATCGGAATTGAAAAACCGGGGACCGGGGATCAATCTGGGACATGGGGCGACACGACTAACACAAATTTTGACATTATTGACCAAGCTATAAACGGCGTCCAAACAGTCACTTTATCTTCTAAAGCCACTTCAGGCTCGCCTAATACATTGCTTATTACCAACGGCGCTTTGTCTGATGGGCGTAATCGTTTTATCGAGTTTAATGACGGCGGGGATCTGGGTGGTACTGCTTTTGTACAACTTGGTCCTAACGATGCAGAAAAAGTTGTACACTTGCGGAACAGCTTGTCTTCTTCTCGTAGCCTAATTGTTTTCCAAGGAAACTACAGCGCCTCTAATGATTTTGAAATTCCTAATGGTGCGGATGTACTTTTAAAGTTCAATGGCGGCGGCACGGGGGCTACGGTCACTGACGTAAATGTAAATCTAACCGCAACCAAAGTTACTTCTGGCGCACTAGATGTAGACAATATAAGCCTAGATGGAAACGCTATTACCAGCACCGATACCAACGGGGATGTTGATATTTTGCCTAACGGTTCAGGCAAAGTTAATCTTGACGGCAATGGTTCTAGCGGCGGTGTTACCATATCAGACGGTCTTGTTGATATTCGTACAGGAACAGGAACACGGTCTCAGGTAAAATTTTACTGTGAATCCAGTAATGCTCATGCTCAGACCGTACAACCACAGCCTCATTCGGCGGGGGTAACCAATACTCTTACTTTACCCGCAGGAGGCGACCAAGAACTTGTCGGTACAATTGACACACAAACACTAACTAACAAGACTTTAACGGCACCCACAATCACGGGTGCCGGTCAAATTGCGGGTGTGTTTACTGGAGATTTAACAGGTAACGCGGACACGGCCACTGCGCTGGAGACCGCACGGACTATAGGTGGCGTGTCTTTTAATGGTACAGCTAACATAAACCTTCCCGGAGTAAACACGTCCGGTAGTCAGGACACTTCTGGCAACGCCACTACGGCTACCGCGCTTGCAACAGGCCGCACCATTGGAATGACGGGCGATGTGGTATGGACATCCGCCTCCTTCGACGGTTCTGGTAACGTGACTGGAACAGCTACTATTCAGGCTAACTCTGTTGCTTTGGGAACAGATACTACTGGAAATTACGTTGGTACTGTCACCGGGGGTACTGGTATTGACTCTACGGGGGCTACTTCGGGTGAGGGAATTGCACACACTCTTTCCCTAGACCTAAACGAACTCACCACGTCTACTTCAGATGGCGACGGTGACTTCTTTGCCGTAGTCGATGCTAGCGGTAACCAAAAGAAGCTGACAAAAGGTAACGTCAATATCTCAGGCTTCAACAATGACAGCGGGTTTGTTACATCTGCGGACGGGGGTAACGCCGCGACGTTAGACTCGCTAGATAGCACACAGTTTCTTCGTTCAGATGCAGCGGATACGAAGACCTCCGGTAACTTGTCCTTTAGCGATGATGTGCAGGCCGTGTTCGGTGATGGAAGCGATTTGACAATCAAAAGTGACGGTTCAAACGCTCTTATTCAAGGCTCTGGGACTACTTATATCCGTGGAGGCAGCCTTATCCTTTCTGCAAACGGTGGCAGTGGTGGATTTGAAACTGGTATTAAAGTTCAAGAAGTTAGTTCTGAAACATCAAACGTGGAACTTTACTATGACAATGGTAAAAAACTAGAAACATCTGCCACAGGCGTTACAGTAACAGGCACCGCCATTGCCACTACAGACACCGACACGTCAAACACAGGCTCTGTTACGTTAGACTTTGGTGCAAACCAAAACTTTGTGCTGACGCTGACCGGCAACGTGACGTTAGCCAACCCAAGCACTGAACAAGTTGGTCAGTCAGGCTTTATTACTCTTATTCAAGACGGAACTGGCGGGCGCACGGTGTCTCTTGGAACCGACTACGAAACGGCGGGTGCAGCAGGGTTAACGCTATCTACTGCTGCCAGCACTACAGACATTGTGCCGTATGTTGTGGCAGCATCCGGTCGTATTCTGCTTGGCGCACCACAATTAGCTTTTGCATAGGAAAGTAATATGAGCGGACCCTTTGGATCCAGTCAATGGATGTACAACGCGAGTAGCGGGTTTTATTCCTACAGAATAAACCAGTCGTTGCGGTTTAATGATGGTGATAGTGCGTATTTAACCCGCGACCCATCATCTGCTGGCGACCGTCAAAAGTTTACTTATAGCGTTTGGTTTAAACGGTCGGCTTTAAGTGCGGCTGAAATAGATTTATTTTCTGCTGGTGATTCATCAACGGATAGATTTGAAATTATTCTTAGTTCAGCTAACCCTAACCAACTAGAAATATATATGAACACTAGCGGAACAATTGGAGACTTAATAACTACACAAGTCTTCCGGGATGTTTCGGCGTGGTACCATTTAGTTGTGGCGTTTGATACAACTCAATCAACTGCGTCAAATCGTGTAAAAATATACATTAATGGTTCACAGATTACATCTTTTGCGACAGAAACCTATCCATCACAAAACTTTAATACGGCTGTAAATAGCACTAGCAATCAATATATTAGTAAAAGAAATTATGTTAATGACCGCTACTATGATGGGTATATGGCAGAAGTTAATATGATTGATGGGCAGCAGTTAACCCCCGCTAGCTTTGGCGAAACTAAAGAGGGTGTCTGGGTTCCTAAGTCTTCTAGCGGTTTGACATTCGGAACCAACGGCTTCTATCTTCCATTCAAAAGTGACGCTGTGTCTGAGGGGTTCAATGTTGTAACTTATCTTGGTAACGATACCAGCCAAACCCTTGGGGGGATAGGCTTCGCACCTGATTTCGTTTGGCTTAAAAACAGAGACCAATCAGAGGTTCATAGCCTTTACGATACGGTTCGTGGGGCTACTGCACAGTTGTTCAGTTCAGAGACTGATGCAGAGGCTGACAGAGGGGTTTATGGATTAACAGCATTTACTGGTGATGGCTTCACTGTTGGTTCCGGCGGGGAGGTTAATGACGCTAACGAAAAGTATGTTGCTTGGTGCTGGGAAGCGGGTGGCGCACCTACAGCCGACAACAGTGCTAGTGCAGGGGCAACTCCAACAGCGGGGTCTGTAAAAATAGATGGTAGCAATCTTGGTTCGGCTTTGGGCGGCTCAATAGCTGCGACTAGGTTGACGGCAAATACATCTAGGGGCTTTAGTGTGGTGTCGTGGACTGGAAATGGCATTAGCGGGGCTACTATAGCTCACGGACTGTCAAGTGCGCCGGAAATGATATTTGTCAAGACTCGCAGTGCTGCCGGTATGTGGGTGACATACGCAAAACCAGCAGCAAATGACGCTGAAACTGATTATTTGCGCTTAGACGGTACAGATGCTTTGCAGGATGATGACCGCATCTGGAACGACACAGCCCCAACATCGTCGGTGTTTTCGGTGGGTTCTGGCACATCCCATATAAACTCCAATACTGTAACGCACGTTTCTTACTGTTTCCACAGCGTTTCTAATTACAGCAAAATTGGCAGCTACAGTGGCACAGGTTCGGCTAATAATAGTGTGACAGGGCTGGGCTTCAAGCCAGCGTGGTTAATGATTAAACGAGTTGATAGTGCTAATAGTTGGATGATGCTTGATTCTACCAGAACGGCATCTGGTAGACAGGGTAATTATTTGTATGCTGATACAAATTCCGCTGAGTCATATTATGCAGAAATAGATTTTGATAGTGATGGCTTTACGCTTCAAGTGAATACTAACGCAGTAAACGCATCCGGCGGTACATACATTTATATGGCCTTTGCCGACACTCGTGAATCAGCTTTCTTTAAAGATGCCTCTGGGCAGGGCAACAACTTTACACCTAACAACTTAGACTATAGGGATGTTTTACTAGATAGCCCGACTGATAACTTTTGCACACTTAATCCTTTAACTACAACGGCAGGAACGTACAGCGAAGGTAACACAAGATATCTTGGTGCTAGTGCGTGGAGACGTTCTAATGCAACACACGGTATTTCCTCAGGAAAATGGTATTGGGAATATTGTGTTTTAACTGCGCCTTACGGTACAAGAGCGGTAAACAGCGCATATAATGCTGGTGGATTTGGTCTATCAACCGCTTTTAACAGCACAACTGCTCATAGTTCTGTAACTGACGGTGTTGTCTATACTGATAGCGGATATTTCAAAAATTTTAGTGGTAGTTATACCAGCGGTTCAGCGGGGGCTGCAACAAGCGTTGGTGACATTATTGGTTTTGCTGTAAATCTAGAAGATAATACGTTTACCATTTATAAAAATAACTCTTCTGAAGCATCTGGCACTATAGGAATGACGGCGGGTACAGAAATAGTTCCGCTTCTTCTCTCGTACAATGCAGATTACGGTACACTTGCAGCCAACTTTGGTCAAGACAGCAGTTTTGCCGGAGCAAAAGCAGCGCAGGGTAATGCTGATGGCAACGGCATTGGTGATTTTTTCTATGCGCCGCCATCGGGCTTCCTAGCTGTCTGCACTAAAAATTTACCTGACCCAACGATTGGGCCAACCGCTGACACTTTAGCCACTGACCATTTTAACACGGTGACGTATACTGGCCCAATTGCTGCCGCTGCCGCTGCTGGCACGACAGGTGCCGTTACTGGTGTAGGTTTTCAACCAGATTGGGTGTGGATTAAAGCCAGAAGTACAGTCAACAATCACGAGGTTTTTGACTCTGTAAGAGGTGTTGCCACAGATGGTACAAAGGGTTTGATTCCTAATACCGCCGCTGCTGAACAAAGTAGCAATCTTAATGGTGGGCTTTACTCTTTAGATAATGATGGTTTTACTGTTGTTGCTGGAACAGACAGTGGTGGTCGTTCAAATGAAACAGGAAGTGATGATAGAACATATGTTTCTTGGAACTGGAAAGCTGGTGGCTCTGCATCTAGCAACTCTGATGGCGACATTACGTCAAGCGTGTCTGCAAATACTGCCGCGGGCTTTAGTATAGGAACGTACACAGGCAATGGTCAGGGTAGCCAAACCATTGGTCACGGTCTTTCTTCTGCTCCAGAATTGGTAATTGTTAAACAAAGAAGTGGTGGTAATGATTGGGTTGTGTTTGACAAGTTTCGCCCCGACACAGAAAAGTATTTAAGATTAAATGAAAATAATGGTTACTATGATTATGGCGCAACTTTAATGGCAACGCCGGGAGCATCCACGTTTGAATTAACGTATGCGCCATCAGGATATACAAACGATAGTGGTGCTACCTATGTATTTTATGCGTTCCACTCAGTCGATGGCTACAGTAAGGTCGGCACCTACACCGGAAATGGAAACAATGAGGGGCCGTTTGTTTTCACGGGCTTCAGGCCAGCTTTTGTTCAAGTAAAAGATACATCAGTAGGCAATGGGTGGCGAACAGCAGATAATAAACGACCGGCTGCTTTTAATGTAATTAATGAAAGTTTAAGTGCAAGTTCTAGTGGGGCCGCTAGTACAACCGATGGAGATAGAATTGACTTTCTATCAAATGGTTTTAAATGCCGGTCTTCCGCCGGACAATACAATGATAACAATAGCAAGTACATCTACATTGCTTTTGCCGAAGCCCCCTTCAAATTTGCTAATGCCCGATAGGAGATAACCGATGGCATATAAATACTCAGGTCGTATTATTCGCGCAGGCAGATCGTGGACGAATAATGACGGCATTGTTCATCCGAAAAACTGGATGGTTTGGTCAGATGCAGACAAGACTGCCGCTGGTCTTGTGTGGGAAGACCCACCAGCGTCTGAAGCCCCCTTTGATAACCGGTTCTATCACGGCAGGCAGGCTGACGGCACACTTATACCCAAGAGCTTAACAGATACTCTGTGGGTAGATGGTGATGGAAATGCTATAAATGATCCAATAACAGGGGAACAAGGCAAAACACTTGGCCTTAAAAATACAGCTATAGCCCAAGCAAAGACAACAGCGGCAGGAAAACTAGCACCCTACGACTGGTACGTAACGCGGAAGTCGGAAAAGTCTACAGCTATACCAAGCTCAGTAACCACCTACCGTGATGCCGTGCGGACGGCTTGTGCCGCAATCGAAACATCAATCGGCAATGCAAGTGACCTTGCTGCGTTTATGGCTTTGTATGATATGCCTGTTGATTCAGATAATGAGCCGACCGGCCCCGCACCGATTAACGACTGGCCTGACGCCATATAAAGGAGTCCTCTGTGCCTTTAACGAAGCTGCAATTTAGACCCGGCGTCAACCGAGAAACTACCTCCTATACAAATGAGGGAGGTTGGTTTGATTGTGATAAGGTACGTTTTAAATACGGGTTGCCTCAAAAAATTGGTGGCTGGGAGAAAAAATCCTCGACAGACAGTTTTCTTGGAACTTGTCGTGCGTTACATGCTTTTGTTTCTTTGGACGGAAGTAACTATTTAGGAGCGGGCACTAATCTAAAGTATTACCTTGAAGAGGGTGGTGCTTTTAGTGACATCACACCTTTGAGGCAGACCACGGCGTCAGGAGATGTCACTTTTGCCGCTACAAACGGGTCTAGCACACTTACTATAACAGATACCAATCACGGGTGTTTTGTAAACGATTTTGTTACTTTTAGTGGTGCCACCTCTCTTGGCGGGGTTATTACGGCAAGTGTTCTCAACCAAGAGTATCAGATAGCGTCCATAATAAGCGACAACCAGTACACCATTGTAGCACGAACGGCAGCTTCTCTGAATTCAGTAACAGTTGACGGGCAATATACGGTAACTCCGGTTGTCGCTAATTCGTCGGATACAGGAAACGGGGGGGCCTCAACGGTTGGGGCTTATCAAGTCACGACAGGTTTGGACACTACCGTTCTGGGTACGGGCTGGGGAGCGGGAACGTGGGGCCGCGGCACAGGGGGGTAGGGTCACTCGCTTACCG